CATCCAGTTGCCGCGTCGTCAGCCGCGGGTGGTAGGTCATCTGTCGGCAGCGCAGTCGGCGGTAGCGGCGCAGTCGGCATCCACCAGTCGTCCTCTCCTTGCGCTAGATCGTGCTCAATCCGCGGGGTCGGCGCCCTCGTCCTTCGTCGGTGTGGCTACTACGTCCATATGCCCAGTCCACGCTTAGTCGTGCGCGGCTTCACGCTTGACCACCTGCAACTCGTAGGCAGCGGGGTCGTCAGCGAACAGCGGATAGGAGCGCTCCTCCCCATCCTTGATGTCCTCAGACTCAAGGAAAAGCCACAGCCGAGCGGCCATCTCGTCACGCCGCACAAGGTTCTCGAAGATTCGCAGCCGTTCGGCGTCGAGGTTGACGAGCGTGTGCAGTTCACGCATAGACAGTCCCGTCATCCCAGCGCCTCCTCCACCGCATCCGCGGCCCGCCGCAGCCCCTCGTCCGTGCTGCTGGCGTAGGTGTCCGTCGTCAGCGCCGCCGAGACGTGCCCGAGCACCGTGGCCGCGGCCTTCACGTCGCCCGTCGCGACGATGGCCGTGGCGGTCCAGCGGCGAAGCGAGTGCGGCGACAGATGCCGGATGCCGGCGGCCCGGCAGGCCCGCGCCATGACGTACTGAAGCGTGGACTCGGACAGCGGGCTGCCGTCGTCCGTCGTGAAGACGAGCCCGGTGGCGTCGGCCCAGCGCGGACCGGCGGCGATGCGCTCCTGCGCCTGGCGGACGCCCTGCCGACGCAGCGCCTTCACGGCCACTTCCGGCAGCATAATCGTCCGGCGGCTGCGGGCCGACTTGGGCTCGGCCAGCACCGGCTCGCCGTCGATGCGGGCGAGCTGGTAGCGGACGGTGAGGGTGCCGTCGGCCACGTCCTCCCAGCGCAGTCCCATCGCTTCGCTCACCCGCAGGCCGGTGGCGGCCATGACGAGCACCATGTCGCGCAGCCGGTGGCCCTCGAGCGCCGCGAGCAGCGCCCGCACGTCGGACGTCGTCGGCGCCGGCACCTGGTCGCGCGGCACGCGAGGCGGGCGGGCCAGGGCGGCGGCGTTGCGGTCGACGTGACCGTCCTTCACCGCATCGGCGATGGCGCGGCGCAGCACGTCGCGGGCCCGGGCGGCGGTGTTGGGCGAGTAGCCGCGGGCGAGCAGGTCGGCGGTCATCGTCTCGACCCGGGACGGCGCGAGCGTCCGCAGCGGGACGGTGCCGAGCTCGGGGAGCAGGTAGTTGCGGATCGTCTGCTCGTAGGCGTCGGCGGTGTTGGGCCGGACGGTGCCGCGGACGTGGGCCAGCCAGCCGACGAGCCACTTGCCGACGGTCAGGCGGTCGTCGGGCAGCGGGCGGCCGGTGGCGTGACGAGCCCGCATCTCAGCCAGCAGCACCTTGGCTTCCTTCTCGGACGATGCGAAGCGGGTGCGCTTGATGGCCTTTCCTTCGGGCGTCCACCCGGTGATGAGCACGGCGGCCCACGGCCTTCGGCGCTTGCCCGGCGCCTTCCACACTGTTCCGTCGCCGTTGGCCCTCATGCGAGGCCGTCTCCCCATGCTGCGGAGTATGCGACTGCTCGGCAACCCAGCGCGCCAGCTCAGCCTCGCCGATGCGCCACTGGCGGCCGATCCTGAAGCCCGGCAGCGTGCCGGCCAGCAGCAGGGCGCGCACTGTGGCGACGGACACCTGCAGGCGGGCGGCGGCTTGGGCGGGGGTGAGGGTCACTGGCGCCACCGGATCGACACCGGCCCGCCGTCGGCCGCCGTCAGGTTGTCGGAGTCGTACACCGGGTACGGCTCGTGTGCCGGGGTGCCGAGGATCAGCCGCCACGGCCGCGGGTCCGGCGGCTGCACCTCGGGCGGCTCAGCCGTCACGGGCGGGCGGCCGTGGAAGTGGTCCCAGGCGCGGAGGACCGCCCAGACGGCCATGAGGGCGCAGCCGGCCCACATCGCAAGCATCAGCCGGCCGTTCATGCCGCGACTTTCTTTCGTGCATGGTATGCCCGCTGTTGTGCGTTCCGACGCTGTCGGTATTCCGGGTCGGTGGCGAGCCTCGTGCGCCGATACTCGTTGCGACACGACCTGCAATACCGCTTTCCGTCAGTCGATCGCCGCCCATCGAACGGATGACCGTTGTGGCAGCGATCCTTGCGGGCGTTCTCGGCCGACGGGCCCCTGCCGCGCAGGATGTTCTCGCGGTTGGTCACGACCTCCAGGTGGGCGGGGTTCACGCACGCGCGGTTTCGACACAGATGGTCGATCGTCATGCCTGCTGGGATAGGGCCAACCAGTTGCTCGTAGGAGAAGCGGTGGGCGTACACCGTGTGCCCCCCAATCGACATCTGCCCATAGCCGTCAGGTAGCCGGTAGGCGACCCACTCCCAGCACTTCCCGCTCTTGTCCACGCGGCTCCAGAAGGTGTCGCTGGCGAGGGCGGTACGGCAGCTCATCGCTTGGCCTCCTCCAGCGCGGCGCGGAGGGCGTCGAGGGATGCGGCGGCATCGAGGAAGTCCTGCGGCGAGAAGTCGCCCGCCAGCGTTCGTGCCGCCTCCTCGATCCGCCGCAGCCGCTCGTTCTCGATCCGCAGAGCACCGACATCGGCATCTCGCCACACGGCGATCTCGGCGTTGAGGCTGGCGATCTTGGCCTGCTGGCGACCGATGAACGCTTCGCGGTCGAGGGCCTGATCGCCGTGCCCGCACCAGTCGGGCGGGAGCGGAGCATTGCACTCCGGGCAGTTCACGATGCCCTCCTTGCCGCCGCAGCCTCTCGGCTACACCGACGGCAGATGCGATAGCCGGAGCCGGGCTTCCGGTAGGTGTTCTCGGCGGTGTAGGCGTGCCCGTTCGGGCAATGCGTCTTGCCCGCGTTCTCAGCGGTCGGCCCGTCACCGCGCAGGACGTTCTCGCGGTTCGTCACCGGCTCTAGATGGTCAGGGTTGACACACGCCCGGTTCCGGCACAGGTGATCGAGCGTCATCCCAGCGGGGATCGGGCCGTGGCGCTCCTCGTAGGCGAACCGGTGCGCCTGCACCGCCCCGACCACGACCGAGTGATGGAACCGCCCGTAGCCCTTGCGGTTGACGTGCCCGTTCCACCACCAGCACGAGTCCTCGGTCGATACGCCCACCTTGGCCCAGAACCGGCGGTGCGGGTCCTGCGGCTTGCCGCTCATCCTTCGCGCTCCCGCCAGCATCGAACGCAGCGGAGCCGGTCGGTTCGGCCGATCCGCTCATACCGGTGAGTGGTCGCCGGATCGCACGCCATTCCGCCACGCAGCCCTTGCTCGTTGCTCGTCAACGCCCAGCCCGCCGCGTCGAGGGCGGCGAGGATGGCGGCGGCGTCCTCCTCGTAGGACGCATCAACGCGAGCCTGCCACTCCTCGTAGGAAGCCGGAACGGGTAGCGAGCGCAGCGCCTCGGCCAGCGCGGCGATGCGCTTGTCTTCAGTCATCGGATCACCACCTGTGCTGCACCGAGGACGACGCCGAGGATTACCCCGGCGATGAATGCCAGCGGCATGGCGACGAGCGCGTCGGCGAGGCGGCGGTTCATGGGATCACCACCCGGATCACGCCGCGGGACAGCGGGGCGAGGGCGGCGAAGACGGGCGCGTGGAGGTCGATGACGGTCGGGCCGCCCGGTCGGTCGCCGCAGGCGCACCAGTCGCCGAGCACCGTCTCGACGCAGCGATCCCCGGCGCAGACGGTGACGGTCTGTCCGCGCCAGCCCGGCCCGAGGGCCGCTCTCAGGGCCGGGCCGGCTGCGGACACGCCCGAGGGAGAGTCGAACCAGGTGGCGACGCCGGCGACGGTGCCAGCCGGGACCCTTGACCGGCCGGGTTGCGCCACCGCCGCCGGCGCCATGAGTGCCGCGGAGGGCTTCGCAGTCCGCGGCGAGCTCGTCGGCTGCGGGCTGCTTCCCGCGACTGCCGGCAAGGGTGTGATCCGGCCGGGACCCTTGACCGGCCGCGAGACGCCTGGAGACCAGTCCGGCGCCTCGGCCAGCCGTGCTACGTCCGGCGACGGCAGCGGGGAGACTCGCTCCGTCGTCCTCCTCGGGTGACCGGCACCGAGGTCGGCGAGCTGGGCAGGACGGGACGCCGCAAGGGTGATCCCGGCGAGGTATCCGGCCATGACGGCCGTGGCGATGACGATCCAGAGCGCGGCCAGGAGGGCGAGCAGCATGGCGACTCGGGTCCGCCTCCTCATGCCTTCCCGTGCCAGGTGGCGTACTCGTCGAGGTCGAAGACGATCACGGCGCGGCGGCGCTTGCCGGGGCCGGGAGCGTCGCCGAGGACGACGGCGCGGAGGATGCCGGCCTCGACGGGGATGGCGCGCAGCCAGCCGTCGAGCCGCTCGGAATAGGCGGCGCCGTTCTTGCACTGGACGCGGAGGTACCCCGGCACGTCCACGTCGACCTTGTCGCCGTACTGGCCGACGCGGCGCCCGCCGAGCTTGGCCGCCACTTCCCGCTCGAAGGCGTTGCCGCGGGCTCGTGCGGTGCGCCCACGGCGGGAGCGCTCCGGCGTCGGCTCGCTGCGCGGCTTCCGGCCCTTGGCGCCGTTGGGCGCCCGGGTGTCGTCGTAGTCCCAGGCGAGCCGGTCGAGGTCGTCGTCTCTCATGGCTTCTTCCCGCCCGCGGCGGCGAGTTTCGTTTGAAACTCGCTCGCGCCAGCCGGAGAGGCGTGGAGAGGAGAGGCGTGGAGAGGCGTGGCCGGCTGGTGACCAGCTTTACCAGCGCGCTGGTCCGCTGGTGCGAAACGCCCGTGGACGCGCTTTGCCGTCGCGGCCCGTGCCATGCCGGCCTTTGCCTGCTGCGAGAGTTGCCAGTCGGCCCAGTCGTGGATGCGGAGCCCGCCCCGCCGGTCGCGGTCGACGAGCCCCACCGTGACGAGCAGGTCAAAGACCTCGGCCATGTGCAGCGGGTCGGCCTGCCACTCGCGGGCGGCGTACTCGACCTTGACCCGCCCGTCATTCGGGCTGAACGCGCGGCACCACGAGAGGCACCAGCACCAGATGCCGAACGCCTCCGCGCCGAGGAACGGCACCGTCTGGAGCTCGCGGACCTTGGGGTGGGCGTGCAGCCGGTCGTCGAGGTTGGCCCAGCTCATGGCTCGAGCCAGCCCCGCCGGATCGCCTCGGAGCGGTGCCGCGCCGTCTGGTTGTGGCGCAGCACCTGGGGGCCGGGGTCGGCGGCGTCGGCGATGATGTCGATGCCGCAGACCCCGCAGCGCCGGCCGACGAGCCGCAGCGGCCTGTCCGCGATGGCGATGCCGGCGATGTGGCCGACGAGCTCGGGACGGCTGAAGTAGGTCATGCCGACATGACCTCATCGGGATCGTCCATCGACCCGGCGGGGCCGCCATCCATCGCCTCGTGGATCGACACGTCCAGCCACGAGTCTTCGAGCGCATCGGACGCGGCAGCCTCAAGGTTGCGGACGGCCTGCCGGTAGTAGGACCGCTTCAGCTCGATGCCGATGCCGAGGCGTCCCGCGCGGACGGCCCCGTAGACCTCCGAGCCGACGCCCATGAACGGCGTCAGGACACGCTCGCCGGGGTTCGACCACAGCACAATCGCCCGGTCGATCACGTCGAGCTGAAGCGGGTGAATGTGCTTCTCGTCCTCCTCGTCGCGGGCCGGCTTGAAGGGCAGCACGCGGTCGAGGCGCACGTCGTCCCAGAACGCCGAGGCGTACTGCCGCCAGATCCAATGCGAGTAGCGGTTCTCAGTCTGCTTGCCCTGCCAGCCGCGGAAGCGCAGGAGCTCGTGCGGGATGGTCCGCTCCCCGGCGTACTCCATCAACCCGTGCGGATGCTGGATCGGCACGGGGTTCTCGCCGCGCTTGCGAAAGGCCAGCAGGTAGTCCGCGCCGGCGGCCGAGCAGCGGGAGGAGTCGTCCACAATCGTCTTGTGGGCGAGCGCCTTGGTCATCGTCCGGTTGCGGACGGTGAGCGGCTCCTTCCAGACGTGGTAGCGGGCCACGTAGTCCCAGCCGAGCCGCCGATGCTGGCGGATGATGTCGCCTGGGAAGTCGAGCAGGGCGTCGCCCTTGCCGGTGTTGGAGGTCGGCACGTCCATGCAGTGCACGAGCGTCATCCGGCCCGGCATGGTCAGCCGGTGGAGCTCCTCGACCACGAAGTCGTAGTGAGCGAAGAACTCCTCGTAATCCGCGCTGTTCGACAGGTCGCGTTCGCTGGACGAGTAGACGTAGAGGCCGGCGAACGGCGGGGAGTAGATCGAGAGATGGATCGACTCGGCCGGAAGGTCGCGCATGACCTCCATGCAATCGCCGTTATAGATCGCGTAGCGCGGGGTGATGCTCTGGTCTAGGACAGCCACGCCGGCACCTCCACGGCCTTCTCGTGGGCGACGCCGCGTTCGATGTGCAGCGCGTCCGACATGTGGGCTACCAGCCGGTCGAACATGCGATCCGCCTGGTCGGCCTTGCGCTTCAGGTTGTCGAGCGCGTTGCGCCCGCCCTCCGTCGTCACGATGTCCACCGTGACCGGGTTCTTCTGGCCGAACCGCCACGAGCGCCGGACGGCCTGGTAGTACTGCTCGTAGCTGTGGCTCGGGAAGAACGTCATGTGGGCGCAGTGCTGCCAGTTGAGGCCCCACGCGCCGATCTTCGGCTTGGTGATGAGGACGCGGACCTCGCCCTTGCTGAAGGCGTGGAACGCCTCCTCTTTGGCTTCGAGCGAGTCGGACCCGCTGACCTGCACGGCGTCGGGGATGAGCCGGGCCAGCCGGTTGCCCTCTTCGTTGAGATGGCACCAGACGACGGCGGACCTGTCGCCGCGGACCAGCTCGGCCACGGCCTCACAGCGTTCCGCCAGCGTCCGGCGTACCTCGTCTCGCTCCTCGCGCAGCCCGATGGCCGGCAGCTCAAACAGCGTGCCCTCGGCCTTGGTCCGCGCCTCGATCACATGGACGCGATGCTGGAGCGGCGGCAGGATGAAGCCGTCATCCTCGAACCCGAAGTCGGACGGCCGCCGGAGCGCCCGCGCCCATGACGCGACCCAACGCCAGAACGGATCTTCGGCGTGGCCCTTGAAGCGCCATTGCTGCTGGATGAAAGCGCGGGGAGCATGGAAACCGCGCCAATGGCCCTTCGTGTCGCTCGTGCTGTTGTCGTTGACGAAAAACCGATTGAGCATGTCCATGTGGCCGAGATAGCCGAGCGCCTCGGAGGACGTGCCCAGCTCGACGTAATCGTTGGGCGCCGCCGTGGCGGTGCAGAGCAGGCGGTACGGCATCTTCCGCATGAACGCGGTGATCTCGTTCCGGCGCTGCCCGTCAAACGACTTCAGGATGCTGGACTCATCACAGACCACGGCCCCGTAGTCGGCCGGGTCGAACAGGTGCAGCCGCTCGTAGTTGGTGACGGTGATCCCGGCGGGCGCCGGGCGGCCGGTCTTCGAGTAGTGCGCTTCGAGGTTGAACTTGCCCGCCTCTTCCACCGTCTGCCAAGCGACCGCGAGCGGCGTCAGGATCAGCGCCCGGCGGCCCGTCTTCTCGGCCATGTTCTCGGCCCACACGAGCTGCATCGGCGTCGTGCCGAGGCCGCAGTCCGCGAAGATGGCCGCCCGGCCCTTGCGGATCGCCCACTCGACGAGCGCGGCTTGGAAGTCGAACAGGAAGGCGGGCATCCACACCGGCTCGAACCCCGAGTCGGCCCCGGCCTGCGTCTTGTGCTCAAGGAACGCCGCGTAGTCGCTCATGCCGCCAGCACCGGCAGCAGGACGAAGAGCAGGACGAACAGCAGCCCGATGCCGACCGCGCCGGTGAGCAGCTCGAGGGCGAGCCGCTCCTCCGTCGGATGCCCGCTGTCCGGCGGCTCGCCCTCGATGTTGTGGCGGCAGATGGCGCAATCCGGCCGCCCGCAGGGGATGAAGCGCGGACGCTTGACGGGATAGGCGTGCGGCGCTCTCATAGCCCGAGCGCCGGCTGGACGGGCGGGACCAGGACGTAGCAGGCGACCCGCTTGCCGTTGGGCGTCACCTTCGTCTTGGCGTCGATGTCGAGTCCGCTGGCGCGCAGCTCGGCGATGCGGGCGGCGAGCCGGAGGCTGCCGACTTCCCGCAGGGCGTCGAGCGGTGTCACGCCGGACTCGCCGCGCTCGATGAGCAGGAGCAGGATGCGCTCGCGCTGCGTCACTGCCGCCACTCGATCCCGAGCTCGTCGGCCAGCACGCCGCGCTCAACGTCCGTCATGGCCTTGACGCGGGCGCCGACCTTGTCCGCCGTCGTCTCGATCACCTTGCCGATGGCGACCGTGGACTTGCCGGCCCGCATGCAGAGCTCGCGGAAGCGGTCGACGGACAGCCCGACGGCCACGACCGGGGCGCCCTCAGCCACCTCCTCCGGGTTGACGATGCCGGCCGGATGGCCGGTGATCGGCTCCGGCTCGGGGATGTCGATGACGACGGCCCGCTCGACGGCCGCGACGTTGGCGGCCTTGGCGGCGGCGACCTCGGCCAGCGTCGGCCGGGGCGCGGGCGGCTCGACGGGCTCCACGTCCCAGCGCTCTTCCATGACCGGCGCCGACACGTCGAACGCCCGGCGGAGCGCCATGCTCTCGGCGACCTTGAGGCACATCTCCGGCGCAAAGCGCTGGTTGCCGCCCTTGGTCGGGTAGCGCCCGCCGTAGACGAACGGGTGCGTCATGTCCTTGCGCCAGACCGTCGCGGTCGCCCGCCACTCGTCGCCGACGATCTCGGGCGTCGTCGTCTCGATGCCGTCGAACTGGCCGCTGCGGTGGGCGATGTGCAGGAGCGCGTCCCGCGTGACGTACGGCCTTCCTTCGATCAGCACCAGGTGCTTGAGCATGAGGTCGAGGCCGTAGCGCTCGGCGATGGCGATGGCGAGCTGGCGCTGCTCCGGTGCCGCCCGGTCCAGCCCGACGGCTTTGAGGAGTGCCAGGTCGAGCGGTGCGGGCCGCTCGACGACTGCGGAGTCGGTCACGATGCGTCCTCCTTCCCCACCGCGAGCCTGAAGGGCCGGAAGCCTTCCACGACCCGCGAGTGGAGCCCGACGAGCGCTGCGCGCTCCGGCTCGGGCATGGGTGCCAGCAGTGCGGCGGATAGCGCCCGCCAATCGGTTTCGGTGTGGTCCCGCGTGCGCTTCCACGTCACGCTCACCGGCTTGCCGGTGTCGGTCTGGATGCCGGTCAGGACGGCGGCACCGGCCATGCGGGTCTGAATGGCGACCTTGAGCCGCTCCTCGGACTCCTTGAGCTCGTCCAGCCGGGCGCGCACGTCGATGAGCGCGCGGACGGCCGCGGCGGTGTCTGGGTCGGCCTCGAGCTCGCTGCCGTCGTCGGCCGGGTACTTGCGTTTCAGCGAGTCGAGCGACTGCGCGAAGGGCCCGCCGACCGCCAGGCGGCGCCGGAAGTCCTCGGCGACGCTCAGGAGGTTGGCCTCGATCGCGGCGTCCCGCTCCACCGTGAAGATGCGGACGGCGTCCTCGCCCACGACGAGCGCGGCCACGTCCGCGACGGGCGCCTCGGCGACCATGAGCTGCCAGCGGACTTGGGCTTCCACGTCGTCGGGCAGCCCGCCGGCGAACCGGCTGCGGCTGCCGCTCCACTTCAGCTCCAGGAGCCTCGGCTCGCCGACCACCGTGGCGTCCGGGCTGGCCGCGGCCCACGGGTAGCGGCCGGACTCCCACAGCCCGCGGACGCGGCGCACGCGGCGGCCGGTCTGCTGCGAGTACGCCTCGGCGATCAGGTCTTCCAGCGCGTTGCCGACGCGCATGACGAGCGTGGACTCGACGCCGTTGCCGCCCGCCATCTCGTCGGCCAGGTCTTGCTCGCACTTCCACGGGCTCAGGCCGAGGATCACGGGAACCGCGGTCGCGGTGATGTGCGTCCGGCGGGCCTCCAGCCATTCCGAGCTGCCCTGGAGGACGCGCAGCTTGCGGGGGCCGGATAGACGCGGTGCAGGAACCATGTGCCCGTCTCCCTGTGGGCGGTTGTCAGCGGTCGCCGTCGAGGACGCGCAACTCCAGCTCGGTGATCGGAGGTGGGAAGAGCAGCGCCTCGGGGACGCCGAGCGTCTGCGCGGCGCGGGCGCGGAAGTCGGCCGACGGCCGCCGCTTGCCCTGCACGACGAGGGTGATGTAGGTCGGGCTCTTCCCGGTCTTCCGGGCCAGCCAGGCCGCAGTCCGTTCCTGCGACGCGAGGACCGAAACGAGCGGGTGTGAACTCATGTTGCCCCGAGGTTTACAATGAGACCATGACGGGTATCCAGATGGCCCATGTCAGGTGTCATGGCCGGACACTACACCCGAGCCGTGCAGTTGTCAATAACCTGTTGTCACTTATGGACAGGGAGCAGGGACAGCGGCTACGGGAGTTCCTGCGGGCCGCGACCGGCGGGCGCCACGGCTGGGTCAGCGCTTTAGCGCGGGAGGCGCACCTCCAGCGGCAGACCGTCTACCTCTGGTTCGAGGGCAAGGCCGACCCGTCGCTGGAGTCGCTCGGCGAGCTCGCCCGCGTCACCGGGAGGAGCCGGGCCGAGATCGTCGCCGCGATGGACGGCCAGCCGGACGAGCCGGTGGAGGAGCGGGTCGCGGCGCTGGAGCGGGCGGTGGAGGGCCTATTGCGCCCGACCGCACCAGAAGCCGAAGGGTCGCCAGGGCCACGCGCTCCTCGCGCGAGAGCGGGATAGCGTCCATGCCCGAGAGGGTCCCTGTGGATAACGCCACCTCGGGTGGCACGGAAGGAGCGAGGCGATGCGGTACCTCTTGGCGATCATCCTGCCCCCCGTGGCGATGTTCACGGTCGGCAAGCCCTTCCAGGCGATCCTCTGCCTGCTGCTCATGGTCACGCTGATCGGCTGGCCGCTGGCCGCGATCTGGGCGCTGCTCGTCGTCCACTCGGCCTTTGCCGACACGCGGGCCAAGAAGCTCGTGGAGGAGCAGCGCAGGACGCGGGAGGCGATGGAGGCCCAGACGCGGCTGCTCGCCGAACAGCAGAAGGCCCCCGCCCCTGCGGCGGCAGGAACGGGGGCCGGGGAGGTCGAGGAGGCGCCCCCGAGGGGCTAGGGCATCTCCTCGAGGACGTACGTCG